TCAGAGGGTATTGAACTTGCAACTGAACTAGGTATTCAAGTTGATGAGGCAGAGTTAATTAGAACTAACTCAACAGGCTTGACGATTTACAATCCAAGCAACCTTGCAAGTATGATTAAAGGCATGAAGAACAAACATCAATCAAGAGAGGCGAAAATATTGGCAAGAAAAAAATATGAAGAAAGTTTAAATTAATAATTGACTTATATATGGGATTAATATAATATCCCATATATACTAAATAACTAACAGAAAGGTATAAATGACGAACGCAACTAAAAACTTAGACGCAAGTAGAACAGAAGTAATTAATAAATTAATTGATTACAATCAAACACAAAACGATTTAATCTTTTCAACTCGTAAAAGATTATTTGCATTAGAGCATAGTTTTAGATTAACAATTTTAGCAGTCGCAGTATTAGGCTCTATTATTGTTTTAACTGCATTGGGGGTTCTCAATGGTTAATGGTGAGAAATTTGAAATATCTTACTATGCTAAAAAGCATGGTAAGTTTATCACTAGACGTGGAACTTGGAATGAGAAATGTAAGTACTGGTTTTCTAAATCCTTAAAACCATTAATTACTTATTTTGATGTTGACGCAAATAATTATAGAACTGCAAGTGGTTCTTATTGGATAAAGAGGGGTAAAGAATAATGGCTGAACAAAACGAACTACACTTTGAAACGATTGACAAAAACAAAGATATTAACTTGCAAAGAAACAAGATTAAATATCTAGAAGATAGGATTGCAACACTTGAGAGAACACTCGAGAGCCACGCAAAAATATTAGCTAGATTTCAAATGACAGAGGGGGATAACAATGCCAAATAAACATTTTTGCCAAGGACCTAATTGCCATACACAAGTTACATCAGATAGATTTTTAAAATCGCGTGGAGTAATTCGTGGACGATATGCATACTTTGATCGTGACTTTCAAAATCATCATTATACAAATGACTCAGATAAATATTTCTGTAGTCAACGATGTAAGTTTGATTGGTTATCATTGAACATGGAAAACATTGAACAAGGTCGACCGATAGAGTTTATTAGACACAGACGAGAGAGCCAAGGATATGCCAAGGTTAAGAATGACGAGTCTAGGTGGGGTCCAGAATATTCTATTCAAAGGGTTGACAACAGAACCGAACTAGAATAGGATAATCCTATTAACAGAAAGGACAACAATGAGTAAATTAAAAGACGCAACAATGATCGACGCAACTGAGGAACGTAAGAATAGAATGAATGGCGAAACTGTTTTACTTACACCTCATGAGGCTAAGATACATGATGATATCTTTATTAATGAATTAGAGGCAACTATCGAGGATAAGGAAGTAGGGATAGATGGACACTCTAAAAAATGGGACAAGGTTCGAGAGGGTCTTGACTATTTTAGAAGAAATAATGCAGAGGCTTACATGGTATTACTCGATTAATACTTGACACAACATCTTGGGTCTGGGATATATCCCAGACCCTATGCAAAAACCACATAGCTCGCTTAAAAATTTTCTGGGCGGGCCCACCCCCAATTTTATAGAGGTACCACGGGAGGGCCCACCCCAGATTGCTTTTAAAAAACTTAACACCCCCTAAAATAAAAAGGGATCCTAACTATACCCTTTATTGTAAGATTTAGACAGTTATGGTATAGATTTTGAAAACATATTGAAGATATGCAACAAGAAAAAATATTACAAAAAAAATTACAGGGTTTGACCCCTGAAGAACAAGCTGAGTTACTACAACTTGAAGAGAGTGTAGAATTAGAAAAAGCCAAACCAAATATTATAGGAAATTTTTTAAGTTTTGTTAAATATGTTTGGCCAGAGTTCATTGAGGGTTCACACCATAAAATTATTAATAAAAAATTTAACGATTTAGCTGAAGGCAAAATCAAAAGATTAATTATTAATATGCCACCTAGACATACCAAATCTGAGTTTGCATCCTATTTGCTACCGGCTTGGATGATTGGTAAAGATCCTAAATTAAAAATTATTCAAGCGACACACACAGCAGACCTTGCAATTGACTTTGGACGTAAAACCAAGAACCTAGTTGACCAAGATAACTATCGAGAGTTATTTAAAACAAGACTCCAGGAAGATAGTAAGGCAGCAGGAAAATGGAAAACTGAACAAGGTGGTGAATACTTTGCAGCTGGTGTTGGTGGAGCGATTACAGGTCGTGGTGCCAACTTATTAATTATTGATGATCCACACAAAGAACAAGATATTAAAAAAGATAGTAAAGCTTTTGACAAAGCAATAAATTGGTATACGTCAGGTCCTCGTCAACGTTTACAGCCTGGTGGTGCAATTGTAGTTGTAATGACTAGATGGTCTACAAAAGATATAACTGGTCAATTATTAAAAGCACAATCTGAAGAAGGCTCTGATCAATGGGAAGTTGTAGAACTACCTGCGATCTTACCAGACGGAAATCCCGTGTGGCCTGAATTTTGGACCTCGGAAGAATTACTTAAAACAAAAGCCTCGATCCCCGTTTCCAACTGGTTGGCCCAATATATGCAGAACCCGACTTCTGAAGAAGGAGCAATATTAAAAAGGGAATGGTGGCGTGATTGGACTAACAAGTATCCACCACCTTTAGATTATATTATACAGAGTTATGATACAGCTTTTACTAAGAAAGCATCTTCTGACTTTAGTGCGATAACCACGTGGGGTGTCTTTACGACCGAGGACCAGGGACAAAGCATTATATTACTTAACGCATTTAAAGATCGTTATGACTTCCCAGAACTCCGGCGGGTAGCATTGGAAGAGTATCGGGATTGGAATCCTGACATGGTGATTGTCGAGGCTAAGGCTTCTGGACTACCTTTGACCCATGAACTTAGACAAATGGATATTCCAGTAATTAACTTTACTCCTAGCCGAGGAAATGATAAACATACAAGATTAAACTCCGTAGCCCCTCTCTTTGAGAGTGGAAAAATATGGGCCCCTATGCATGAACACTTTGCACAGGAGGTAATTGAAGAATGTGCTTCTTTCCCATTTGGAGAATATGATGACTATGTCGATAGTACGACACAGGCCATTATGAGAATTAGACAGGGTGGTTTGGTTCGACATCCTGAAGATTACCAAGACGAACCTGTTGTACGAGGAGAAGTAAAGTATTATGGCTAAAAAAAGTATCATAGATGCAATTACAAAACTATATTCTAAATTAGGTGGAAACCTATCCGATGTCCTCGGTACCCGGTCCAATGTCAATTTTATGGGAACAGGTAAGACTTCAGAAGGCTTCTTGGACATGGATTTAAATGTCGAAGCATTAAGTGCACTCTCTCAAAGTAAAGCAGTAAACGAATTAAAAAGTGCAGTAGGTTTTGCAACTGCTGATAAATTAAACGATCTTCAAGCAACCAAACTTTTAACTAATATGATGAAGATGGATGAATTCTATAATCCAACACCAAACATCATGGACCTGGCAACAAGGACCAGGAACCTGGACAACGAAGGTTTAGCTGCTCTTAGAGAACGAACCGGGGATACACCATTAACAGTTCCAGGACTTAGAGATGCAGACGGTGTCAGACCTGCAGAAAGATCGGCTATGATGAACCCAGATGGTACAGTCATTCAAGATTCTAATTTAATGAAAAGACTAGACGAGATTGTTGCAAAGAAAAAAGCAGATGCAGCAAAGACGACACCTTTCGATGAAGCAGTTGAATACAACTCAAGACCAGAAGATGTTGTACAGAATCTTGTAGATCAAAAATTTGGCATAGGTTACTTTGATAATGTTGGAGCAACTCCTTCTCAACGTGGATCTGCTAGAGAATTTTTATTAGAAGCATTAAAAAAAGAAAATCCTAATCAAACAAATTTTGCAGATGTAGTAGAAGCAGCTGATGTAAAATATATTACAGAAGGTGGCGGAGGACTAGCAGGTGATCCATTAACTATAGTTAATAAATACTTTGGTCCAAGAATCGCGGAGATGGTACCATCAGGTGCAAGTTCAGAAGAGATTGCAATCTTTACAGATAGAGTTCTAAACAATGTAGTCGATGCAAATGGTCTACGTCCAGGTGATCCAAGATTCGATAGACTAACTGCAAGGTTTATAGAAAATTTTGAAAAAGGCGGACGTGTAGGATTAAAAGATGGATTCTTTCCAAACTTTTTAAAACACGGATATTTTTCAGAAAAAGTAGCCCCACCACGTACAGAAAAATTAGATACCATAAAAGAAATATTTGATGAAGACCAACCTATAACACAAGATCTAATAGACCTTTCAAAAGGATTTACTTTATCGCCTTTAACTATACTCAAAAGACTAATAGCTGAAAAAGAAATTAAAAAAGCAGATGGTGGTAAAGTTGATTTTGCAAAAGGCGGACTAGCTAAGATCCTGGAGGTCTAATGGTATCAAGTATTTTTAAAGGTCTATCCGGTATTATGCGAGGAAAAATTGAAAAAGAACTTGTAAAGAAATACAAGGACGAAGGTATGGACCTTATTGATGCAATTACTAAAGGTAATCAAGAAGCAGATAAAATTGTTACTGGTAGAAAATTAAATTTTCTTAAAACTAAATTTGATGACACAAATATATATAGCGATGACTATGTAAAATTAATAGATGAAGAAATAAAATTAAATGATCCAGAATTGTTTCAAACAATTAGACAGTTTGAAAAAAATAATCGTCCCTCACTGGCAAACAAGATGAGAGCTCTTCGTCATCCAGATTGGGCTGAGGCAACATTTGGAGAAGACTACATGACTATTTTAGAAAGAGGACAGACTAGCGAACTTTTAAGTAAAGTTAATCCAAATATAAAAGAAAGAACTATTGTAGACGATATTGACGATATGAACAAAGTAAACATCGACGAGCTTTTTGGTGGTAGAAAAAGAAATGCTGATGGCGGTATTGCTGGTATTTTGGAGGTCTAATGGTAAAATTGGGTAGACCATTATCTGAAGTAAATTTAACTGAAGATCTTTTAAAAAAAATAAAAAATTTTAAACCAATTCCAGGAATTGGTTTTTCACTAGAATATGACAATAGAACTGATGCAAACAGATCACCTAAAATACGGATAAGACTTAGAAACCCTAAACCAGGATATACTGGAAAAACTACTTTTTCTTTTGATGCAACTCCCGAAGGTTACAAACAAGCATTAAATACGATTGAGGAAATAAAACCTGCTGTTGGAAAAGTTAAAACAATTCAAGAGATAGGTGAAGGTGCTAATAAAATAAAAACAGATTATACTAACCTTAAAAAAACATACACCGACGAGTTAGTTGAATGGATTAAAACAAATGCTAAAGATGAAAAATACAAAACCAAGGGTGGTGTTGATAAATTATTTAAAGATGCTTTTAAAGAATTTAATAAAGGTAAATATATACAAATGCCGGAAACTGGTGCAACAGGATCAAACGCATGGTTTAAAAATAATTTATTTATAAGAAATGGAAAGTTTCAATTACCAAGAAACTACGAACTGTTAAAAGGTTTTAGCACTGGAGGAGGTGGTTATGATGGTCAAACAAATATCTTAAAACAATTTACGGCATATCAACTTTTAGATAAGAACCCTAACTTTACAACTACAATGCAAGACTTAACTGATTTTTATACAGGTGAAAAAACAAAAACAGATTTTAGTCAAAAAGAACTTTCTAGACTTCAAAAGTTTGCAAGCGACAATAATATTGGTGGTACTAGTACACTTGGAAAATTTTTAACTACTGCAGGTTTTAATTTTAAAAATAAAATATTTGAATTCAGTAAATTTAAAACTGTATATGATTCTTTAGCAAACGAATTAAAACAGCCTGGTGTTCCTGAATATAGACAGAATCAAATAAGAACAGCCATGTCTAGAATAAATAGAAATAAGGACACTGTTTTAAAACAATTAAAAGTTGAGTATCCAAATTTATTTAGATCTCAAAGTATGATATTAGAACACGCAAATCCACAGGCATTTGCAAAAACAGAAAGTTTCTTTCCAAAAAACTTTAGATTAAAAGCACAGTATGCTCCTTCTGCATTTAACCAATTAAAAAATATAAACTTCGACCAAGAGTTTGTAAAACTATCTAGTAGATTTAACAATGAAACAGATCCTGTATTTAAAAATGATATAAGAAAAAATATAGAAAAGTTAGTAAAAAACTTTAATGATAAGACTAAAGTTAAAGGTGTAGGATATTTAGATGATTTAGATATTTCTTTTGGAAAAGATAAAATAAGAGTAACAGATAAAGCTAAATTAATTTCAGACATTACAGATCAAGATACAATTCAACAAGTATTAAAAAATACTCAACACTCTAATCAATATTTAAAAAATTATCCTGATGCAAAAGTAAGATTAAATATGTCTTCAAAAGGATCTTATCCAGTAAAAGACTTACAGTTAGAAGTTCCAACTTTAAAAGAAGTATCTCAAAACCCTAATCTTGAAAAATTTTTTGATCGTGCAAGAGCTGATGCGAAAGTAAACGGCAGGATATGTAGTTTAGTTCAAGCTGAATTAGCTAATGGGGGAACAGTTAAATGTGTCGATGCTGTGGAAGATGCACTACAAAAAAATCCTCAAAAATTAGCACAACAAGTTAATCAACTTCCTTATGAAGAAGGGCCTTTTAATAAAGTTAAAAACGCTGCAACAAGTTTCTTAAAAAGCCCAATGTTAAGAGGTGCTGGTAAGTTTGGTGCGATTGCAGCAGGTGGTGCAGTAGCCGCGGGTTTTGTTAAAGAGTTTATGAACGATGATCCAACAACTTATTTATCAAACGAAGAACAACAAAAAAATTTATTAATTGATATGGTGACAGGATCATTAGATGATACACCACAAGAAAGTCCAGCAATCGGAGATGCTTATCTTCCAGCGTTAGGCGCAGCAACTGTAGCAGGTACAGCGGTCACTGCACCATCAACAATTGAAGCTGCAAGAAGTGGCGCGTTAGGTGCAAAGAAATCTGGTATAACTAAAACCGCTTTAAAAACTTTAGGTAAAGGTTTAGCTGCAACACAAACACCGCTTGGATTACTTGCAACTGAGCCTTTGTATTTAGCAGAACAAGTACAACAAGGAGACTCTTTAGGAGAGATTGCAACAAACCCATTAAATTATTTTGGTGCAGCGTTTGCAAGCGATGCAGACAGCATTGTATCTAGAGGACTTAATCCTTCTATTGCAAAAACAATGAGACTTGGTATCAGCCCCACAGTTTTAAAAACTGTGTCACGTAGATTTGGTTTACCAGGTTTAGCATTATCAATGGGTATTAGTGGTTATGAAATGTTTGATAACTACAGGTCAGGAAGAGGTTTATTCGATGACGGTTAAAAACAAAACTCTTGTTGCAAATATGCAACACGTTAAATTTAATGCAATCCCACCACTTAAGGGACCTGATCCACAGGGGTTGAATGTTCCGTTAAAACAAGCTACAACAATAAAGAACTCGGAGAATATAAATGGCAGATATAGACAAAGCCCTACCAAACGTAGAGACTGAAATTAAAGTACCTGGACAAGAAGAAATTGTCGAGGCTCAACAAAATAATATTGAAGAGCAAGTAGGTCCAGATGATATTGAAGTAACTCAAGAAGAAGATGGTGGAGCAACAATTAATTTTGATCCAGAAGCAGTTAATGCAGGTGGTGGTGAATCACATTTTGACAACTTAGCAGAATTATTACCTGATGATGTTTTAGGTAAATTAGGTTCAGAACTTGTAGCAAATTTTGAACAATACAAATCTTCAAGAAAAGATTGGGAAGATAGTTACACAAAAGGATTAGACCTTTTAGGATTTAAATACGAAAACCCAACTCAACCATTTCAAGGAGCAAGTGGTGCAACACATCCTGTTCTTGCAGAAGCAGTCACACAATTTCAAGCGCAAGCTTACAAAGAATTATTGCCGGCTAATGGTCCAGTTCATACAAGAATAGTTG